CCCGTCGACCGCGCTCGGCGGAAAATCCACCGTCACGCTGTAAAAATTATCCGCCCTCTGCGGCTCCCTGCGGATACTGATCTCCTGGGTATTCGAGGTTGCCCGCTCCAGGGCCGCGCTTGCGCCGTCCGCCTCCCAGTTGACCGCAAGGCCGTTGACCGGCTCGCCGTCGGGATCTCTAACCTGGGCGTATAACTTCGCCCGTGACGAGCCGTCCGCCTTGAGGCACGGGTCGGGGATAACGAGCGTAACGGAATAATTCCCGAGGTCTCCGGTGGGAGTGATCCTGACCCGGTTGGCAAACACGGGCCATTCCGGGCTCTCGGTAATTGTGCTGATATCGTCATCCGTGATCGTCGCATCCGCCGAGGATGGAGCATAATCGATTTGTTTGATGCAGAGGTGCCCGAGACGGTCGGTCGTCACCAGGACCCCGGCGAGCATGGCAAGCTCGCTAATTACGTCGATCGGATACATCCCCTCGGCCTCAAAGATATAGGGAAAAACAATAAAATCGTCTATGCCGCTGTAGGCCGGGTCCCACTCAAAACCCGCGAGGTCGCACATCTCCTCGCAGATATTGAAAAACGTGGTTTTCTCCTCCCATGCCTTTGTTATCTTCGGGGCAAAGGGCTCCGCTAGCGTGGCGGTTAATGACCTCCCCCACACGCCCTGCAGGAGATCCGATTGAATGCTCGTGGCCATCGCCGGCCGCTCGATGAAAAACGTGCCCTGGCTGATCCAGTCTTCCCCGGTCCTGGTGAATATTTCAATCTCGGGGGCTTCGGAAACTAAAGAAAAATCCAGGTCCGCGTAGAGATCCGGGTCGGATATGTCCAGGGTCATCTCCCTGCAGAAACTATCCAGCGAACAGGCAATCGAAAACCTCGATACCTTGTCGGTAATATCCACGCTGTTGAATGTTATTTTCCAGGCATACATTGGTATCTTTTTTCGCCACCAAGACACGAAGTCACTTATTTCTGGTTCACCGTTCACCGTTCACTGTTCAAGGTTAACCTCTGAACCCCTGAACCTTTGAACCTTTGAACCCTGAAACTTCGTGCCTTTGTGCCTTCGTGGCTATCCTCTAACCCCCTGCGACGGCCTCGAGGGAAAGCCCGCAATCCGCCACCCTCGGCCAAAGGTTTGCCACAACAATCAAATTGATTTCATACGAATAGATTGCTTTTCCGTGCGCGGCCCAGAACAGGTTTCTCCGGTACCTGAACCCGCCCGGCCGTGCAAACCGGACGCGCCATATATCGTAACCGTCCGTAAAGAAGTACTCCCCGTCCACGGTCTCGTGAATGGTCCTGAGATCCGCTACGGTCTCCGCGCCCAAGGCGTCGCTGTCAGAAAAAGAGATCCTTTCATCCCCTTCCACGACCCCGAAATCCTGGATGACCGCGCCGCCCAGGGTCTGGATCACGCTGCCCCGGCCGATCTCCCCGGCCTGGAGCTCGCACCGGGCATCGCCCAGGATCGGCACCTGGTCCAGGAGCACCAGGGTCTCCGGCGCCGGGTCCGCCCCGGCCGGATTCGTGGTGGGGTCGATCTCAGTGCTGTAAAATGCAAAATCAGCCATGCTTTATGTGTTGTCCGTTGTCCGTTGGCGGTTATCTGTTGTTCGTCGGTGAATGGGTAACGTTCTCATTCCCGTCCTTCCCCACTTCCCTGTCCGCCGCCCTGGCCTTCTCCCGGGCCCCCGTCCGGGCACGGCTGATCATTTGCGCCGCCCCTCTGCCCGCCGGGCATGCCTGTTCCGCCTCCCCGGCCGTCATGAGGCCGCGGCGCTCCGCTTGGATTTTTTTCAGTATCCGTCATAATATTGTGCCTCCTTTTATTTGGCGTTGTCCGCCGTCCGTTATCGGACAACCGTGAACGATGAACGGTTACCGTTTCGACAATCCCATCTTGATCAGCTCCGCTTCGAACTCCTTAACCATTGCCCTGGTTACCTTCCTGTCTCCCATGACCGTCAATGGCATCTCGGCGCCGCCCGCCTGAAAGCGTATGGTCATGGTCTCGCCGGACATGCCCGGCACGGCGCCGCCCGCCTGAAACGCATATTGCGGCAAGGCCATCGCAGGCAGGGAGATGTTCGAGATCAGGCCTCCTATCCGGGCGCGTACCATGTCAGACAGGTCCAGTTTCATTGCATTGAGCGCCTGGAACAGGCCCGCCCCGTATTTTCTGACCGCCTCCTTGCGGATCACAAATTCCCCGGCCTCCAGGAGTGCGCGTATCCTGTCGCCTCCGCCGTAGCCGGCGAGCCTGGCTCCCGATGCGAGCCCCGCAAGGCCGCCTGACTTTTTTTCTTCAACCGTTTTGTGATGGGTAACAACATATATATGTTTGATAGCCTTGGTGTTAATAAAGTTATTAATCGCAGCCTGGGCCGCCTCAAGTCCGCTCAGCGTGATTTTTACGTTGGCCTCGCGCTGCTTTGCGATTTCATCCAATTGCTTGCGGATGCCGTCCGCCGTGGCCGTCCATTCGTCCCTGGCACTCGCAGCGGCATCCCGCTGCAGCGAATACAGCTCCTCCACAAAACTCCCGACCTCGGTAACGCCGTTAATTGCCACCTGCTTTGTGTCTTCCAGGGAGCGGACCACGACATCCTTGCCGCCCTCGCTCTTCTTGACCTCCGTGGCGAGATCGGCGTACAAACCCTCTGCGTCTTTGGCCAGCTTTTCGGCCAGATCGTAATCGCCCCTGGCCATCGCCTCCCTGGCCGCGTACAATTTCTCCTCGGCCTGGAGCTTCTTGTCGGCCCAGATCTCCGCGTCCTCCAGGCCCCTGCGGCCCAGCTCGCGGAGCTTGTCCTCGGTGGAGAGCCTGGCGTACTTGATCTTGTCTTCCCAGGCGATCACCTGCTTTGCATAATCGGCGGCCTGTTTTTTGGCCTCCTCGTACGCCTTCTTGGCCTTTTTCTCGAACTCGTCGAGCTGCTTTTTCGTGGCCTCCACAACCTTGACCGGCTTTTCCATGTCCACGGCCGCGTCTGAGGCGGCCTCGCTGACCTGTTTAAAAGCCGTATTGATTTGCTTGAGCTTGGCGTTGACCTTTGCCAGCTCCTTGCTCGCTCCCTCTTCCTCGAGCTTGGCCTTGAGCGCCGTGTAATACACCCTTGACTTCGCCAGTGATTGCCTCAACTTCTCCAGGTCCTCCTGGGCCATATCCGTGAGGTCGTCAGGGAGCTTCACGTCCTTGAACTCTTCATACTTGCGCATGAGCCGGTCGGAATTTTCCCGGAGCCGGTCCTGGGATTCCCTCATGGCCTTGTGCGCCTGGAGCGCCCTATACATTTCTCTGCCCAGCATGGCCAGTTGGTATGACGTATACAGCACGGACGCGGCCAGGGACGCCTTCATCGCGATCCCGGCTGCGGTAAATTGCGTGGTGAGCGAGGCCGTGGCGACCTGAGCCGTCCTGGCCCAGATGATAACGCCTTTAAGGCCGGATACAATATGCTTTAAGCCGAGCTGCCAGATGATAAATGCGCCCGCTGCGCCGGCCAACGTCCCGATGATCGCCTTGGTTGCAGGATCAGCTTCCCGCAGCGAATCCAGCAGAATTCGGAATCCCTTGACCAGGGGGAGCAGGCCCTTGGCCGCCAGGGCGCCCGCGGAGATCATCAGGTTGTCGATCTCGTTTCTGAAGAGCTTCATCTGGTTCTCCGGCGTGTCCTTCATTTTGTCGTAGGCCTCCGCCATCGCGCCGGAGGCGTCCGCCATCTCGTCCAGGGTCTTGACGAGCACATCGAAGTTCTGGGTCAGGGCCAGAACTCCGGTGCGCGCCTCAACATCCGGGATCAGCAGGCGCATCTGGGCGATAGACAGGCCCTTTTTACGAATCGCGTCCAGGGTCGGAATGAGGCCCTGCCAGGTGATCCCGAGCGCGTCGAACTTTTTCTTTGCCTCCGGGGTGGGTGCGGCCATTGCATTGATCGCGCCCTTGAGCGCGGTCATGGCCTGGGGTGTGCGGATGCCCGCCTTGGTAAGGGTGGCTATGCTTGCGGATAGATCCTTGAAATCGACATCCGCCGCTTTTGCCGTGGGCAGGACCTCGCCTATGGAATGGGCGAGCTGGGGAAACGTGGTGACGCCGAGCTTGACGGTCTTGAACAGGATGTCGTAGGTCTCATCCAGCTCATCGATCGATTTGCCGTACGCGTTGATAACCGCGATCCCGGCGTTCGCGGCTGTCTTGGTGTCCGTAACGCCGGCCACGGCCGCCTTTGCGGACTTCTCCAGGACACCGACTGACTTCTCCAGGGCCACTCCCGCTGAAAGAATATCGTACTGTGCGGCTGCGAGCTCCGACGCGGTCTGGGGGATCTCCTTTGTCATTGCCCGGATCTCGTCGCCCAGGGAGGCGAACTGCTCCTTGCTCACTTCGATCAGGGTATTGACCTCCGCCATGCGCTGGGAGAACTCGCTGTAGCGGTTAAAGGCTTTGATGACCGCGTACCCGGCAGCTGCCAGGGCGATCAGCCCGCCGCGCGCCTTTTTCAGCTCCCCTCCCCAGTCGCCGGTCTCCCTGCGAAGCTCGGCGGTCTTTTGTTTGAGCTTGACCTTTGCCTGGTATAGCTCGGCGCTTGACAGGGTCCCCGATTTTTTGAGCGTATCGTAGGAGCCCCGGAGTTTTGTAATCTCGTCCCGGATCTCCTTGTACGGCCGCACCCCCAGGGCCGATCTGGCCTCCATGACTTTCCGGGCGTCGGCCGCGGATTTCTTGGTCTTGTCCAGCTCGCTCCTGGTCTTGCGGAGCTCTTCTTTTGTCCGGTCTCTGGCTTCGACCGTTATTTTGACTTTCCGGTCCGTCATCGCTCACTTTTCCGCCACTAAGACACAAAGGCACGAAGTTTCAGGGTTCAAAGGTTCAAAGGTTCAGGGGTTCAGAGGTTAACCTTGAACGGTGAACGGTGAACGGTGAACCAGAAATAAGTGTCTTAGTGACTTCGTGGCATTATGGCTTATCTTCCGGGGGCTTGAGCCACCGGACGGTCTCCTCAACCGCGAGATTAAAAAAACTCCAGCCGTACTCCCACGCCTGCGCGTGTCCCATCATGATCAACCGGCAGACTGATCTTCTGATTTCTTTGCTGCCAACGCCGCCCGTCCGAGGTTTGCCAGCCTTTGCAACAGGCCGGCAAAAGTAGGGTTTATTTCTTCAGCCGCGGTGATCATGGCCTCTATCTCGGACGGCGCATACTCCCCCAGATCCTCGATCGTCATGTCGAGACTCATCGCGAGAGCGCCTGAGGGAAGCCGGTCCGGAAACAGCATGTCGATATCGCTGATTTCCGTGTCTTTCTCCAGCGAGTCCGTTATCTGCGCGATCTGTTTGACCGTGAGCTCATAGGCAATAAATTTTTTATCGCCGATTTTAAACGGCTTTTCTTTTCTCATGAATCCTCCGGTACGTTGCTACATCGTCTCGACTTTGTAATACTCCTGGCCGCTGGCCTGCTCCGTGTCTTTCAGGACCGTGCCCGTGACCGCGAGCACCGAGGCGCCTTCCCCGATCAACGGGAACTCGCCGTTGAGCAGGATATTGACCTTGTGGAAGGTCCATCTCTGCCGCACGCCGTTGTCGTCTTTGTCGGACACGAAGATCAGTTTACGCTCCACCGATCCCGCGGACATTCCCCAGATATATGAGCGGTCCACGGCCTCGTAATCGTAGGAAATCACGTCCGTGTCGATGATGGCCCCGCCGCTTAGCTTGCGGATGTACCCGTAATCCGGGTCCAGGTTGTAGTCCGTACCCTGTAAGCGGCGTGCCGTTCCGGCCACATCGGTGACCACCACGTCCTCGAGGGTCTCGATACCCGTGGGCGTGATATAATTGACGTCCACGGTCTCATAAACCTGCTCGGCCGCCTGGAATGTGCCGGAGACATTAACCAGCTCGATATATCCGGCCGCCTTATATGCTATGTCCCCCGTGGCTGCAGAGGTGTCGCCCGTTACCGTGTCGCCTACTGCCAGCTCGCCGGTGATAGTGCCCGTCAGTTTTGTGATAAACACGTTCAGCTTGCCGAGATCGACATACAGATCATCCTCCAGGGCCACGTCCGCCTCTGCCCCGACCTCAGCCTGATAGACAAAGCTCGCGCTCTGGTTATCGGTGTTGATGGCCGAGCCTAATAGGGTCATCTTGAGGTTTTCGTTCGTCATCTCCCGGAGCCCGAAGGTGAGGACCGCGTCCCGCTCCGTCTCTTTTTCGATGATCGTTGCCCTGGCCGCGTTCCGCGTGCTCTTCAGCTTTTCGGTCGTGATCGTGAGGGCGAAATTGATATTTTCCAGCTCCCCCAGATCGTCGAACGACGCCTCCTTTACCTCGCCGGCGTATGCCCTGCCGGTGCCGTAATAGCGGATGTTTTCCGCGTTCGATGCTAATGGCATTGTCTGTCCTCCTTTTTTAGTGTTCAAGGTTCAGAGGTTCAATGGTTCAGGGGTTTAAGATTTTAACCCGGAACCATGAACCGTGAACGCAGAACCTTTCAGGTTTTTATTGTCTTAAATTCATATCTCGCCGCGTAAAAACAAAGGCCCTTTTTAGGCGCCAGATACAGCGGCGCCGCGGAGCGTAAGAGCATGACGCCTGAGCTGTGGATCTTTTGTCTGTGCAGCAGTCCCTCGGTCAGCTCCAGGATCTCATAGACTCCCATGCTCGTCGAATCCCCGCGTCTCGAGGCCTCCGTGCCCCGCAGGTTGCGGTCGCCCACAAGGAGCATGATCCCGATATCTTCCTCGTCGTAGCGGTCCTTGTGCGTGAGCGCCAGGCCCGTGGCCACCACGTAAACGCAGGGAAAGAGCAGCGTCATCCTGGCCAGCTCCTCGATGTCCTCCGCCTCGGCCTGTCCCGCGTAAAGCTCCAGGGTCTTGACGCCCTGGTCTTTCAGCGGCTCGAGCGTGGCGAGAACAACCTGCTCCAGCTCCTCGAACTCGTGCATTACCCGGCCCCCTTGATAATTTTCAGGGCGAACCACAGCCGCTGCCGGAGCGGCAAGTGCCCGATCTCCCCGACCATCGCCATAAACCGCTTATCCGCCGCCTTGCGGGCCGCCCGCCGGATCTTTTTGTGGACCTTCCCGCTCATTAAAACCCGTTCATCTTGTCGCGATCGAAGACCCTCTTGTTCCCTGAAATATTAACCGTATTCGGCGTGTTCGCAGGCGCCGGCGTTGCAGCGCCTAGCCTGATCTTTCCGTCCCCGACCTTCTCCAGGAACCGGATCGCCTCCTTATGCCTGTCCTTGCGCGTCTCGGGAGCGGCGTCCCCGCGCCTGGAGAAGAGATTATAGATGGCGATATCCACGCTGACCTGCCGGATCTTGTCTGGTACCGGCGAAAGAGGAATCGTGTACCTGGCCTGGCAGTATGCGTCTATGGTGGCGTCCGCGTCCTCGATCGCCTTGGTCACCACGTCCTCATCAATCGCCACCCCATCCGGGTCCGTCAACTGGATGAGAACGCTCTCGTCCAGTTGGTCTAGGATGTCGTCTTGCGCGCAATAGGCCATGTTATTCCGTCTCCACCTGCCCGCTCATCTTTTCCGCGAGCATCTTCTGCAGCTCTTCTTTTTTGGCCTTGGGCGGAAACTCGACTCCCATCTCTTCCAGCCGTTTTTTAAGCTCCCGAACTGTCAGATCGGGCCGCTCCTCCTCCGTGCCTTCGATCTGCTCTCCCAGGTCGGGCCGCTCCTCCTCCGTGCCTTCGATCTGCTCCCCGTCCTCAACGATCTCCACCGTCAGCTTTGGCTCCGCCTGCAGAATTTTTATTTGCTCCTCGGTGAATTTATCGTCCGGGTATTCAGTCGTCCCCTTTGGATGGGCGATCCTGCAGCGCCGGAAGTTATGCTGTTTGCTCGTTATTCGAATCATGATAAAACCTCCATTGTTAAGTTCCCCGTTCAATGTTCCGGGTTCAGGCCTGCCCTGGCGCGACAATCCTGGCTGCAGTGCCGATTATGGCATTATGCCTAAGTCGGAATCGTATCCTAAAAACGAAAAGCCAGGTCTGGGCCAGGGGTTAAACCTTTGAACCCGTGAACCCTGAACCTCTGAACCTTTATTTATCATCCCTCTCCGGTGCTGCCGTAGCTCATCTGCCAGAGTCCGTATCCTCCTGCTGCCCTGGCCTCCGCCCCGAAACGGAATTTCTTCCTCATGAACACGCTATCGGATTCCTGGGTGGTCTGCTCCACGAAAACCGGCTTTTCCCTCTCCTGATAAATGTAGGGCTTGAGCGGCCGGTTGGTCACATGAAGCATCCACTGTGTCGTGCTCGTAATCCTGGGATTCACGAGCAGCTTGGCCGTGCCCTTATACGGATTCGGCGACTCGTCGGCCAGCTTGTCGTTCTCCAGGAGCAGCTTGCCCGTGGTCTCCAGGGCCGGGCCCACCTCGAGCAGGTCCGGAACCAACGCCAGGGGCCTGCCTTCGTCATCGGTAAAGCTCATGATGGCCAGCCGTGCGACTCCGTAACTGGCGGCTGCCGCTGCCGTTGTGGCAGCCGACAATGCCGCGGTGCCCAGGTTGCTCACGCTGGCACCTGCCACACTGTGATCATCGTCGTAAAAATACTGCCCGTCATAGCAATCGCTCGCGAACGCGTTATTTTTGAGGTCCGCGTCGATCTCGTCAGGCAATTGTTTGGCGGAAAACCCCGCATCCCTGGCCTGGGGCTCGTACATGCCGATGTTATCGTCTCTGATGTCGTTCCGGTCCACCTCGACCGTGGCCTCCCAGTCCTCGTTCACGACCGTGTATTTGAACGCCGCCAGGGCCTTGATAACCTTGTCCCCGAGCCACTTCCGCATCTTGGGGAACCGGCTCAGCCAGGCGTAATCATTCTGGCCGGAGCCGCTCGGCACGAGCATAGTGGTCTGCTGCCACAGGCTCGGGGCCTCGTCGAACGCCTTGTTGAAGGTGGTTTTCAGGTTGATGAAAACCGCTGTTAAATTGTCTCTGTTGATTATCATGATTAATCCTCCTTTCAGTTGGGATTTGCCGTTCAGGGTTCAGGGTTCAGGGTTCACGGTTTAAATTCTGAACCCTGAACCTTTGAACCTAATTTACCCGGTTGATAGTTCACATCCATCATTGACGACCATGCGCCACACCAGGGCGCCTGCCACCTGCACGGCTGTCAGCACGATGAAATCCCCGGCGTTAGCCATCGTAATGGTGTCATTTCCGGTCTCGTTAATAGGTGCTGCCACTGTGATCACGCAATCGTCCACATCTACATCGAAAGACATCGCAATGGTGATTCCGGCCAGGGCCGGAATGGCCATTGTCCGGGTTTCGGCCGCGGCGGTGGTGATGGCCACGGACCCGGATCTTGTCACGGGGATGGCACCCGCGTCTCCCGGATCGGTTATGGCCACCGGCGCCTTCGGGTAGATCTCCTGGAGCGCCGCCTCCACCTCGATCTGGGCGGTGAAGGTGCCCGCATCGGCAATGCTAATGGCAGATGCCGCATGCGCGCCATCCGTATCCGCGATGTGGGTGGCCACATCGGCCTGGCGAATGGCCGGCTCGATATCGATCCACGCGTGCGTGGTGTCGATGTATCCTGCGATGATCCCGCAGTAGATGTTATTGTTCACATTTCCCGTCAGGTCCACGGTCTGATCGTCCGCCAGGAACACGCCATCGCCCACGTTGGCGATGGTGATGGCCGTGCCCAGAGTGGTCTTGACCAGGCCGCGCCGGCGCAGGACCACTTTCTTGGCGCCGCTTAACCCGCCGACGTTTGTCACATGCTCGATGGCCACACCCTCAAAGATCAACCCTGCCGCATCTGCACCTGGCTGGGCATATCCATCCGCATCCACACACGCATATGAGCCGGCGAACACTTCGGCTTCGGCTAACATCTCAAAGGGCAGCTCCACCCCCTCGGTGTACTGCAATTCTTTGTCTTCGGTTAATCCTGTCATGATTTATACCTCCGTTTTTATGGGTTCACGGTTCCGGGTTCACCGTTCAGAGTTAACCGTTGAACCTTGAACCTCTTAATTCAATCCCCCGTGCTTCTTGATATCCTCCGGCGTGTTCCCGAACATCTTGGCGACGTTGAGCACACTCTCGTCGGCGATCACATCATCCGCCTTGATGTCCTTTTTGGGCAGCTTGTCCACCGGGACTACCACCGGGGCCTTGGCCACGAACGTTTTGAACCCTTCCAGGTCCCGCTCCGCGTACTCTGAGGCCCAGTCTTTCTGATCCGGCGTGATCTTGCCCTCGGCCATAGCCTTGGCCACGATCTCGTCCGCATCCCGCTTGCGAAGGTCCTTCTGGATCTTCTCGAATTCCTCCCTGGATACGGTTCCCTTGCCGGTCTGCTTGAGCGCGTGGATGGATGCCACCACGGTCGAGACGCCGTCCGTCTCTTTCAGATCCAGGGCCTCGATCACCTCCTTGGCCACGACCTCTTTGGGCTTTTCCGCGACCTTGTTTTCAAGGTCCTTATTTTTGGCCACGACCGCCTCGGCGGCCTCGACCACCTTGTCCTCGCCGGCGTCACTTGCCAGCCCGAAAAGTTTTTTCAGTTTTTCTAACATTTTTGTTTCCTCCTTTCGGAATTCTCCGATGTTGAATTTTTTACGGAATGTATCCAATCGCTCGTTTATTATCGAGCGTTCCTCGGGTGTGTATTGCGCCTGATTCTTCTCCTGCCCCCAATAACTTGCAGCCGCCCTGGTCTGGGTCGCGTCCGGGCAGGGATAGCGGTAATTCACCGGGTCCAGCCATTCGGCGTCGGGCACATTTTCCCACTCCCCGGGCTTTGTCACGTGCCCTCCTTCCTTGACTCCGATCCTGTATTTTTTCGAGCGGGCCTCCCTGGCCTCCCTGGCCTCCTCGAGGCTCATCTTGGCCATGATCGGCCGCAGGTTATTCACCTTTGGGAAATTGGTCAGGGCCACGTTTTCGATCTTGAGGATCTTCCGGCCGTTTTCAGAGACCCAGAATACCGGCGAAAAATAACGGTATTCCCGGTTCTCCAGGTATTCCTTTGCCTGCCTGGTCCATTCCACAACCACCCAGAGCCCTTCCTTGCCGCGATTGATGAATCTCTTGATCCACCCTGCAGCCGGGGCCTGGACGTCCTTGAGGGTCTGGTGCTCGTAATCGATGACCATATCGTTTCCCCGGCGCTCGAAATCGGCGATGATGGCGTCCATCGATTCGTCGTCCACAAACGCATCGTCCTCGCCCTCGATCCCGATCTTTCCGTACGGAAAAAGCTGGAATTCTCCCGGGGCGCCCTCGATCCTTTTGAGTACATATAATAATCTCAATCCCATATCGCCTCCTCCATCTGATCCCGCAGCCGTGAATCGTATTTTTCCGGGTCCGGCCGCCATTTTTGCACCGCAGGATTGTCCCGGAATCCTGGATCCGGAAGCAGGTCCGTGGCCTGGGTCTCCTCTTTGAGGCCTTCTGCCTCCATCTCCTTACGGGAGATGCTGTTCACGCGGCACCTGCACCGGTACCCATTAGTGGGATACCACGCGTTCCAGAAAGGGTGCTCGTGGTGATAGACCTTGCCGTCATGGGCTAGGTGGCTCGGCCGCGTGTTCGTGTCGTTCACCGCGTCGTATTCCCAAAAGGGCCTTCTCGCCGCGACCGCCTTCATCTGTTTGTGCCTGCCCACGTTGTAGGCGGTCTGGTTATTGGTCCTGAAGATATTGTCCAGCCGGTAGGGCGTCATGCCTTCCCAGCCCCGCCGGGCCATGATCTCATCGATCCCCTCGCGGAATTCGAAAAACGTCCCTCCCTCCTCGAGGGCCTTCAGGACCTCCCCGTGCAGGTCCTGCAGCAGGTCGGCAGAGGCAATGCGCGATACCGTAAACGCCAGGCTGTTTGCATACGCACCCACCTCCGCCACCAGAGTCTGGTATTCCGCGGCGGTCATCGGGATCTTGTCCCGGAAGAATTCGACTGCCTCTTCAAACGGCATCCCTTTCACGCCCACGCCCCCGCGATAAACTCGGCTATCGAATCATTGAGATACGCTACGTCCGAATCTTCCGCGTACATGTATGGCCGCGCCGGGATCTCAACGGATTTTTTGAGAATAAACAGCGGCACGATGTCGTCCTCGCCCCTCTTTTGAAAGATGATTCCCTTGGCCACGAAGGTATCCGCAAAGTCCGCGGCCCGCAGCGGCACGCGCTTGTCCGCAGGCCCGCCGGGAAACGGTATCGTCAAAGCTTTCCGCTTCTTCGGTTTAATCGTCCCGCCGTACTGATGTATCGCCGCGTAATCTACCTCGCCGGGGCCGCCGCCGGCGGATATCTCCCCCGTATCGGCCGTCTCCTCGTGGGTCAGGCTGCCCTTGAGCCTGCCCGTTCTCTCCTTGAGCGCCGGACCGGACAGCCGTTTCGATATCTTTCTGACCATGCGCTCGCCGAAATCCGCCAGGGGCAGCCTGAGATCCCGCGCCCTGACGCCCACTTCATCCACGGCCTTGATGACCTTCTCCTCGTCTGCGATGCGTATCGTCAGCTCCATTTTTCTCTGTGCCTCTGTGTGCTCTGTGAGAGATTACTTCTTTCTCCTGGGTTTTGCCGCGTCCGCCGCGCCTGCCAGTGCCGCGGTGACCAGGGCGTCGCGTACCAGCGCCTCAAGGTCCGCCGGGTCCAGGTCCGCATAGACATCAAAGATCCGGTCCCGCAATTCCTCCAGGCTCGAGCTGGATTCGATCAGTTTCCGGACCGGCCCGTCTATCCCTTTCCATGCCGCGGCCGCACTCCCCAGGGAATCGTCTGCGAGCTCCTCCAGTTCCTCCTGCTCAGCGTCAAAATCAGGCCCAGGGTCATCTTTTGCCTTGAGACGCGTATATTTTCCCGCCTTCGTCCCGGTTCTCGCAGACTGGGCCGGATTTAACCGTTTCATGGCCATCGGGCCGGACGTCACGGGCTGCAAAATCGTCTGGTCATCCCCCGGCATCGGGATCCCGAACCGCTCGCTCACGTGCTCGGCGGAAACCGGCTGCCCGAACCCGATCACGTTTTTGTATACCTCGCTCAGGCTCTTGAGATCCTCCCGCTCGTTCCAGATCGCAGCGTAGCCGGGTACCGGCGTGTCCCATCCGTAATTGAATCCAACCATCGGCCGTATAAGCTGGTACCGGACGGTCGCTGCCGCGGTCCGCGTATCCGCCTTGGCCAGGTCGATCCGCACCTCGTTGTGGGTCCTGGCAGCCGCGTAAGAGCCCACGTCGCCCACGTCCGCGGTCAGGGTCTGGCCCAGCAGGGCCTTAGACATCTCTTTCGCGCAGAAACTGGCCATCGTCTCGTACGGGTTATCCCCCCTGGCCCCGTGCTTGACCGCCTCGATAAATTCGATCTCCGTATTCTTGGAAATGATCCCGGCCGCGTCCGAGCCCAGGGATTGTATGGCCGTGATCAGGGCGTCCTTGTCTTCCGGGCCCGCTCCGGAGTCATAACGTCCCAGCCTGAGAGGCATGCCGAACACCTCCAGGAATGCCATCCAGTCCTTGAGGGAGTAATTGCGAAAGAGAAACATCCACGCGCACACACGGTAAATCCCGGACCGCGCCGCGTGACCCGCCTTGCCCCCATAGCGGTGAAAGAGGATCTTCCAGGCAGGAATCTCCTCGCCCATCATGTTGTCGTCCGAGATCAGGCGGGGGTATTTGCGCAGGTACCCGGTCGCGTCGGTAAACAGAAACCGTTTTTGCTCGATGAATTCCAGGTCCCCCGGCATGGCCTGGCCGCCCGACACGTCCCAGTGGATCTCCAGGGCAGAGAAACCCTTCCCGACGCTGTCCTGAAGCGAGACCAGGGTATCGGCCCAGTCCGTGGAATTGTCGAAATACTCCTGAACAAACTCCGCGACCTTCACGTCGCGGTTGTCCTCCGAGGCCGGCGAAACCCGGAACTCCACGTCCAGTATGGCGTTTCTCCGCTTCTCCGCCTCCCCCAGGAGGTGGGCGTCTTTTTCCTCCATCTGGTCGAACAGCTCGGCCTGTCTCTGCACGTTCCCGGAATCCGCCTCTTTGAGCAGGGTCGTCAAACGCTGCGGGGTCAGGCCCGCGCTCACGTACTCACGCCACGAATCCAGAACCGGCGCCGCTGCCAGGGGTCGCTGCTCCGGTGCCTTCATCGTCTTGATTTCCCGTCCGAACTGATCCAGGATCATCACCACGTCCCCTTGACGCCGGCGAACCGGCGCTTTGATACGGTTTTGTATTCCACAGGCCCGCCACCCATGTTTATCGATTTATAATGTCCCAGTGCGAGCGCGATCGCCGCGTCTCCATGCCGCATGAACTTCGGGTTTTTTGTATCGCTGACCGTCAGCTTGGGCAGCTTGATGATGCCGTCGATCATCTCGAGTGCGCGCAGGTCGTTTTTTATGTCCGTGTCGCGCGGCAGGTCGATGGTCTGGTCTTCGAAGCTGTCCTGGAACGGCACCATATGCTCCCTGTACCAGGCATCATTCAGGGTTATCTCCTCGATCAGCGGCCGGCCGTACCTGTCCGCCGTGTATTCCGCAGTCGTCAGCCCCGGCCCGGTCGCATCCATCGCACCGCCCCGGAATTTCGGGAAGTTGTCGATCATGTACCAGAGCACTTGCTCCTGTTGCCGCGACGGCACATTGTGCATCTCCACCAGGAAGGGGCATTTCCGCACCAGGTTTTTCAAGATCTCCAGGGGACCGATAACGGAAAAATTACCGTATCGCGCAAAGTCCTGCCCGAAAATGTGATCGAGCGTTTTGTCCAGCTCTTTCATGAGAGGCGCGAGGTGGATCCGTATCCACTCGTCACACCATGATTTTCTGTACTCCTCCCCCTTGAGAGCAAAATTATTGTCCAGGGCGAGGCGTATGATCGGCCTCACCTCTTTCATGCATGCCTCGATCAGAATACCGGGAATGGCCACCCCCGACCCTTCCCTGGGGATAGCGTCCAGCTCCTCTTTCATGGCCGCCTTGTTGGCCCCGTATGCCCCGCGCACACGCTGGTACCATTCCTTTTTCCCTTTGGGCGTCGGGGTCCATCCCTTGACCATGCAGACCCGCTCGTACAGCCCGTTCTTCACGGCATCGTCGAAGGTGACCCTGAATATCCTGAACGCGAACAGCCCCGCCCTCGTGTCGTGGATGAGCTGGTTAAACGGGTTCTTGTCGCCGTTGTGCGTGCTTATGATGCGGATGTCCCCGCCCCATATGATAAGGGCCAAGGTGGAATCGATCACGGCCTGCACATTAAGGTGAAACGCCGCCTCGTCTATGTTGACCTTGCCCTGCAGTCCCCGGATGCTCGCCGGCCTGGACGATAAAGCCACTTCCTGAAAACCCGATGCGAACCTGATTCGATAGCTGGTAATATGTTTTGAAGATCCGTCCGGCTGCTGGTCCTCGAACAGGAACACCTCTATTCCCTGCCATCCGTCCGCCATAGCCGCCGCCATGACTCTGGCCATGTGGGCGCAGTAGCCTATATACTCGAGACCTTTTTCCTTGGTGTCTCCGATGTAATAGATGTTATCTCCGCCCGCCTTCTTTTTACTCGAGGCCGTGATCGTATCGTCCAGGGCCGTGGCAAAGGTGATGCCCGTGCGCCGCCCCTTTTCGGCGATATTAAGGGGATACTCGTGAATCTGTTTGATCCACCCGGCCTGGTGTTTCATGAGCACCCCTTCAGCCAGGGGATCGTATCCCTCCGGGATCTCCCGCACACTGGGAGGCAATTCATCCCAGCTTAATATGCGCTCGATATCTCCGGGCCGGTCAGTCATTACGCGACTCCCAATACTTTTTTGCGCCAGAATTCAGCCTGATCACTGCTCAGGCCCTGCTCAGAGGCGGCACTCTCAATGGCGTTTGCCGCGTCCTCGAGCGCCCGCTTCCTCGCCGCAGTCTCCATCTCCGTCTGCCACTTTTTCTGCCTCACCGCGGCCTGTGCCAGCTT